TAGAAAATATTTACATCGTGTTTAAATACGTAGTTACCTGTGTTGGTTGCTGTGAACGTGTAAGTAACTGTATTAAATTGCCCTCCTGTATCTACCACATCGGTATCTAATTGAACAATAGCACCGTTCGGATTTGAGATATAAGAAGCGTTTCTTTTTGCCTTAAAATATCTACTATCTAATTCGGTTTGACTTAACTTTAAAGTTGTAGCGTTATATGGAACAACTAGCCTTTTAAAGAAAGTAGAATCAAAGAAGTCGGACTCATAAGTAAATCCCTCCAATGCAAATGCAGAATCAATATACTGCTTTGCATAAATAGCGGGGTAAAAGTTTTCTACAGCATACGTCAATCCGTTTGTTAACCCAAAATCAATCATTGGATATAAATACCCCTCTCCAATTGTTGCAGTCCATGATGCCTTTTGATTCGTCTTATTATAAACGTGGTCGAACGCTGACATATCTAATTCAGTCAACATCTTATCACCCCACAATTGAATTAAGTTTGATACATTACCCTTAATCGTTACCTCGTAGAAAATAAGGTTTTCATCTGTTACCGTAATATTTAATAACTGAAGGTATCCGATAATCTGCTCGACATCATCAATATAAATAATACACGATGCTTTTAAGTTCGTGTTATAGTTATCATAACCATCAATCTCAAAAGCATACTTAAAAAACCTATCAGCTTCTTTACTAGCGGGTATTGAAATAGTCTTTGAGTAGTTCGCATCCCTTTTATCGGGAGTTCGAATATCAGCAATAGAAAAGTTTAACGAATATGCAATATCATCCGTTAACCCTAAAGAAACACCATTTGATAACTCTAATCTTGTTCGTGCCATTAATATCTCTGTCTGTAATTATCGTAACTTAATTCAAAATCAATCTCTAATGTGAAGTTCTTTTTAGTAACCTTCTTATCAAATACAAATGATGTATTCTTTATATCAATAGCTATTAGTCCATGCGTATCGTTATCCCAATAAACCACAGGACTTGAAACAAGTTGCTCCAATACTTCTTTATATTCCTCACTTAGCCAGTTTGTTCTTATTTTATAACTCTCCTTTGATGAAGTAAAAAATGTCTTTGTGCTTCTGTCTGATTTATTGTAACTGTAAGCTGAAGAAGATGTTAATCCTCCAACAACGGACTTATATTTTTCTTTCTTAATCTCTTCGGTGTGATTCGATGCCTTAGTGAAATTAAAGGATTCGAAAGCACCGTTATTATTTTGATAATGAAGTCTAAATGTTTCATATTTGCAGTCCTCGCCAACCACATCAAATAAAAGTAGGGGAGTTGTTGCACTATCCATTTCGATTTCATAATACGTACAAGTTGATGGGATTATAGGCTGTGAACCCGAATCTATTTGTCCAGCCGAAATTTGATTTAATCCAGCAGGGGAGCAATCAAACCTAATATGATGATGCGATAAAGTAGCATTTGTTTGATATGGATTAAGCAGTACGGTTGTTGCCAATAACGTCCCACCCTCTGCTGTGTACGCTGTTATAGTTAACTGGTTGGTGTTTACAGCAACATCGCTAGTCATGTAATACAACCAACCATAATCTGTCATTCTCACTTCTCTGCGTAAAGAGTGATTTAAAAAACCTGAATTTTCATCTAACAAATAATTATCTTGGTCATAGGATTGATAGTCTAAAAAACCTACCTCCCCATTCCATATCTTAATCACCGAACTCGTAGCTAATAAAGCGGATTGAGTTAACACACCTGCAATATCGTACTCTTCATAAAACTCTACATAATAGCTTTTAATACTATTTCCATTTGTTTGATAACCGAATACCGATTTGCTAATATCAAATGTTACCAAGTTCTCTACCTTTCTCCCTGCATTAAAATAACAACTATTATAGTTAAAGTTTGGTAGTGTTTTCTCTGTGATAACATCTGAACCGATATAATATTTAGCTATGTATCTAAAATTAGGCTGTGTATAATTAGTGCTCGATACAACAAATATCTGTTTATTGTATGCTGGTGAATATACTGCTGGTTGTTGGTGTATAGTGAATGCCATTACTTTAATCCTTTTTTAATTGCCTGTGCTAAATCTTTTCTTAATTTACTTATATCCTCTTTTGTTACAGCCTCAGATATAAAGTTTGTTGGCTTTATTCCTTTCTTTGCTATTGCTTGACCTAACATATAAGCTAAACTCTTATAAGCTGACTCGGCATTTGTAGCTGTTAATCCAATAGGCTTTATAGCTCTATTGGTTATAAACTCTTCCATAGCTGAAACAGGGGGTGGCTTTAACCCTGCCTTTCGTCCCTTGTCCACAGCCTGTGCGTAATACTTACCCTCTGCGTTTGGCGTTTCTTTTATCTCTAATTGCAAATAAGTAGGGCTAATAGTAACCTCACTTATCATTGATGATTGCAACCTACCAGTACTCACCCTATCATTCTCCTGAAGCGATGCACGTAGCTTTGTTATCCACTCATTACCAGTCTTTAAAATGATTTCATTTAAAGTTGTTGGCAACCCATCACTACTTAATACTCTTGGGTCTTTTCTACTTATTGGCATTTCTTAATTGCATTTCTTCAATCTCTTGTTTATCTTTCAAATAACATAAGTATGTTAAAAAAGCATTCACATTCATGCTTGTATAAAACTCCCAGTCCTTTCGGTTGTGATTCGTTACACTATCTAAGGTAATTACCCAACCCCAATGTTTTCGAAACCCTCCTCCGATAGTACTTGGTTGAGGTTCTTCACTGCTTTCTTCATCTCTCTCACCGAACAATCCCCGATAACTACCGTTAAGTTCTGCCAGAGCAAAAAAAAATAAGAACTTATTTGGAATACCTTATCCATTGTCAGTTTATCCAACAACTCTTTAGCTATCTCCTGTCTTTCCTCCCATATCCTTACATTCACTATTTCTATTTCATCCTGTGTCTTAGCCTTCTTTAACATCCGTTTAAAGCGATTGCCAAAGAAGTCATGAGGAGAAGATATAGTAGCAATGATTTTATGGAAGTTATTGTTGATTGTGTTTTCATCCTTACAATATTTTGACAAGTCAATATACTGACCGCTATTTAGGTTAGACGGCATTCTCTCTAACTCATATCGTTTTAATCCAATACGAAGCATAAAAGGCACACCCTTAGACTTAGGAGTAGCATAAATAAACTGCATATCATTAATAAGTTTAGCCAACTCATTAACAGGGATGTTCTCAAAATATGCTTGTGGTTTATCGTGTATAATAGATAAGATAGCAAACGCTTTCAACTCTGCCGAGTCATAGTCCTCAGTAGGGTCGTACTTATCTTGCATTGCCTTGTGAAGTGCAATGTATTTTTTTATAGTTATGTCTTTCCAGCTCATACAAAGGATGTAAAAACAAAACTTTTGTCCCAACCCTATCCGTATGAGTAATGACCTTGCAATTTAAGGGATTTAACAGCATGGTAACCTATTGCGCTAGACATTACACCATCATCATGAAACCCAGAAGGAGCTGAATATTTAACCGATTTTGTTTTAGGATTATAGTCGTAGGTAAATAAGTCCAATTCTTTTAGTAACCAATCTTCATCTAAGAATTTAACCTCCTTTGATTGATTAGCCACAACCAATTGCTCGATTATATCCTGTTTACTTTTAGAAGTGGTTAAGAATGGGTATATCAAATTACTATTGTTTACCCTGTTTTTTAGTTGTTCAAATATTGGGTCTCCAATTCCATTCACCTCAACTAATGTATGGCAATCAAATTCATTTATTCGATTAACAACCTTATTGATAATACTATCCCACGTATCATGATTCCACCTTTCTAAATGGTGCATCTCTCCGTTTTCATTATAAACAGATAGTACCGTGTAATCATCCGCCCTACCAATATCTAACCCTGCATACATCGTGCTAGTCCTTTCGGATTTAGTTATTGTGGTTGGATTAAGAAACAAACCACTACCCCCATCTACAAATTCAGCTAAATACTCTTGTCTAAATACATGGTCAGGGAGCGTTGCCCTTGCATCATCTATTTCGGTTGGGTTGATTATAGGGTTATCATACGAAGTCATGCTAAATGACTTATATTGTGGGTTAGTTCCATCTAGTGAATGTAACCTATGGAAGTGATTCTTTCCTTTTGGAGTAGATAAAAATAACACTTTTTTACCACGAACTAAAACAGTTGCACGTAACACCTCTGTCCATGCCTCAGAATCCATAAACGCAAACTCGTCGCAAATAAGATAATCAAACGTTTCCCCTCGAATATTATCATACCTCTCTGCTGAATAGAAGTTAATTGTGCTATTATTATGTGAGGTAAATGTTAGATCTGTTTTATTCTTAGCTTTAAATACAAATTGGCTATTTGCAAAAGCATTATCGATTTCGTCAAACACTTTCTTGCATTGTTTATAGATAGGAGAAACCCAACCTATCTTACAATTTGGAACATTAAAAAACCAATCGAGAGCTTGATTTTCCCCCAATAAAGATTTACCAAATTGTCTACCAATAGCTAAAGAATAATACTTGTAAGGCTCATTCTTTATTGACTGGTGTATTTTCAGTTGATTCTTGTGGGGTTTGTATAGCTGAACCGAAAGTGGCTTCGACATTTGTTATTGTTTGGTTTACATTTTGAGTAGTTACATCAGTCCATCCCATATTCTTAAGAGCAAATACAGCCCCCCCAAACTTAAAGGTTCTTAGGTCTAACTCATAGGATAATTCAACAGTAGTCAATGCCCTTTTTATGTAGGGTAAGAACTCATCGTACTTAATATAGTTCTTTAGACCTGTCTTATCATAAAATCCCATAAACAAAGCTAATCCATTTATAGATATTTCGTGCTTATTATCTATACACCAATCAAAGTACTCTTTTGCCTTTGCATCGAATAGTTCAGGTGTCTCAAACTTCTTTGGTTGCCCTCCGTTATTACCTAGTGCGTAAAGGTTGTGTTTTGGTGCTCCCATATCTATTTGTTTTGTATTTTATATTAATCGTACACCCTCTTGGTACTGCTGATATATCTAAACTAATAGATTTAACAATTCCGTTACTAACCCTTTTAGCATTGTACCGCACATTGTATAGTAGCTTCTTTTTAAGCTTACGAGGGATTCGAACTTTTACCATTCTCTATAATTTTATTAAGTGAGTCTGCTTTCATTACCCCAACCTTTTGAATAGAATCTAATTCCATTTCAAGTTGTTTTGTTTCGGGTGATTTATACTCTTGACATGATGCAAAGAGGATTGATATAAAGATAAGTTTTCTCATTAGTTCACAAGTTCTTTAGTGTCTTTCTCTTCAATAGCTTTGTAGTTTTCGCAAACCTTTGATGCTACCAATATAACATCTCTTAACATATCATTTTGAACCATTAAAGTTCCTAATCCTTCAGCCATAACCATTGGGTCTCCTTCAGCTTTTAGTTTGAATGAACCGAAGTTATCCAGCCAAATTCTAATCTGCATCGGTTGTTTTGTCTTTTTTGCCATCTTTTAGTTTTTTAGGTTTATATTTATCTACTGCAATGTATAAGCATATCATCATATCTAATCTACAATCAGCACAATTCTTATTCATTGGTTGCCCTGTGATATATTCGTAAATAGGTATTAAAGGCTCAACACCATTTGCTACCATTGAATGTTTAGCAAGTGTTAAAGCATCCGCGTACTGTTCGGTAAGAAGTTTGTATTGCTCTTCAGTTAATTGTTTCATTTAGTATCTGTCTTGATAATTTGTTGTCTCTATTTTAAATCCATACTGTGTTTTAATTGGTGTAACACTATTATGCAAATCAATTTGTTTTGCGTTCCACCATCTATAAGCCAAATAAACTTTGAAAGTTTTAAACCAATATGGCTTAGCTGGATGTTGTCCATTATACGTCTTAGAAAAATCTTCGATATAAAATAGGTAGCTCATTTTTCTACTGTTAACTTTATACGTTGTTTGTATTCTGTTATTAGCCTATGCACAGTTGAACGTGGTATGTCGTAAAACTTTGACACCGCCCTATACGTCTTTAACTCTAAGTAGGTTTTAAATAGTTCATGCTGTACAGGAAATTTATCCTCCTTTATTGATTTTAATAAGTCTTTGTTTATTACCCGAACCGTAAAACTATAATCTTCGTCTATGTTTACTTCTTCATCTGCAATATCAATAATTACCCCTTCTTTATCTTTATTTTCTTCGTCAATATCTGTAATCAACAAAGCCAACCCAACACTCTTATACTTCTTATTAAAATCCGAGTTTCTTCTGTTTACCTCATTCCACGCTACTGTTTTAGCATACTGAGGAATGCTTTTGATTAAAGACAAATCGGCTAACCCATTCATTTTTATTATAACATCGGAAATTAAATCATTATACAAGTCATTCCCTTTCGTTAATGCTTTACAGTAACGCTTAAAGTCCTCACAAGATGCTAGTTTGATTAATTCCGCATTCATTGAGGCAAATGTAGCTTATTTTTATTTAGACTGAATATAAATTACAGAAAATACTTGACTTTATGCAAAAGAGTCGTATATTTGTCGCATAAACTTAAAACATATAAAACTATGGCAAGAAAAACACTAATTATCGAGGACGACTTAATCATCTTTGTAATGAAGCAAAGCAATAAAGAAAGGCGTTCATTTACAGGTCAACTTAATCAGATTCTACGTAATGAAAAGAACCGCACGGAAAACAGAGAGCGAAAAGAAAAGGAGTAGCTAAATTAGAGAAAATGATTAACATTGGCGGGAGTGTGCTTATAACATGAAGCGTAGAGAAACAGCCCCGAAGTATTCTGCAAAACTAAAATAACATAACATGGGACAAACACACGGAACAAGTAGCCAAGATGTATTCAAAATGTTTACCAATGCGCTATCGGAAGAAGAGGTAATCAATAAGACTGGATTAAGTCAGGCACACGTTAAAAAGCGTTTTAGAGAGTTTGAGGTTTATATCTCCAAGATTGACGATAGCGAGAAACGTAACCGGATAATTCAGGCTAAAGGAATCGAAAAGGAGTTGTTTAGATTAATGGCTATACCTAAACGGACTATAACGCTAAACAGGAGAATATCACAGCTATCACACATTTATTCGACATTCAATGCAACACAATAACCACTACAAACTAACCTCCGCCCTA